AAGCGACTTAAATTTAATCATCATTACTTGCCCCTGTATCGTGATTCTACCTTGATCTTCGCTTATTAGAATTTCTTTTCTGATTTCAGAGTCGACATTAATTCCATTATTTAACATCTTTAACTGTATAGGTGTTTGATTGTGTTTACTTAATCCAAAAAACCATTCTATTAAATCATTGCCATTACGTATCGACTTACCAATCATCTCAACTCTCCCTGTTTAGTATAGGTTTAGGCGGTTCATTCGTTTATCATTCTATTAATAAGGTCACTGACCATGCTTTGGATTTCAGGCTCCTCAGAAACCGCCATTATTTCACGAAGTCCGTGAATTGCTTTGCCGTATATCGTATCCTGTAGAATTTTTCTTGCGTTCTCTGTTTTACGGCCCAATTCAGTATAAGTTGCTGTAAACCGAGAAGATAACTCAAGTTTTACTTTATACTCAAAGGCCACCTCAAAACTGTGAGTTTGATCCATCGCGGGCAAACCTTTATCCACCTCTAAAATAGCGCGTGGGTTGGGGTCTGTACGATGGAAACGTTTGTCCCAATTCTTTTCTGTAGTCAATAGATGCTTTATCATCTCAACTCTCCCTGTTTAGTAGGTTGCCAGCATTCATCAGGCGAGATTGGTCGGGCGTGTTTCCAGCGATACCGCTCTATACTGGATGCTCCAACAAGTGGTACGCAGAAATAGGGGGAACTCCATGTTTGATTTACGAAACATATAAGCCCAATATAGAGATGGCTTTTAAGTTGTTCCAGGTCGTCACCTACCCAGCAAGGCACAGGGGAACGCTCAGACACATCATCCTCCCAATTAGGTACAGGTTTGCAGATTGATTCTAGGTAATCCAATATGTCCTCCTGAGAATAATCCCATCCTGTTGCTATCTGCTCTGGACTCATACCGTCAATTATTCTTTTCATATCACTCTCCTTGCTCAGTCAATTTTATACCAAATATTCCAGAATAAATGCCTGTGTACTTTGAAATCTATCAGCACATGGCTATGAAAACTGTCCACGGCCGTATCGCAGTATTTAACTCTAAAAAATATCGTAAAGTATGTCATTCATGCTCTCCCTGTTAATTTTCTGGTCAGCCAATGCTGTGATATAGATAAATTAACTTTAATTTTAAATAATTCAATGTTTTTACCTGATTGTGTTTTCACCAACAAATCATCATTGACATAATTAAAGGGCGCGGCTTTAGATCTTAATCTAATAACTTGGGCTGAAACTCCGCTAGACTCTGAGAATTGTCGCAACGTGTAAGACTCTCCGCTGATAAGGTCTTGATTCATGCCGATGTATAAAAATTTTGCCGGTACTTGGCCGTTGCGCTTAATCATATTGCCCCCTGATAGATGATTTCACCATCATAGTAGTAACCGTATTTTTGAAGGTAGAACACTTTAGCGGCTTCCCTAGCTTCTGGGTCTAACCAAGTAATATCGGTGAGTTGCATTTCGATTGTCTTGTCGCGTAGACGCTCTTTTTTGACTGGGTTTCTAGCGAACGGTGAAGAACCACCCTGATTTTGTGCCTTGCCTAACCAAGCATTAATGAATCGCTTGATACCAGTTTTGGTTTTGCGGTTTTTAGGGTTAGAGTGACACCATGCGGTCATAGCGCGAATCTCTTGATCTACATCTACAGTCGGGTAAGCAGATTTCCATATCAGAATATCCTCTTGCTTGACGGTGTAGCATTGCCCTGTAATTAATATCATTGTAAAACCTCGTTTTTTGATTGAAGTGTAATTATCATTCATTCCTGCACCAATGTAAACCTTTTTGTTTATACTGGCTTGTAACCATTCATCTTATCGCCTTTCTTTAACCTTTCTTTAAGCATAGCGGCTTTATTTTTATCGCCTTTAGTTATTGCTAAAGCTATCTTAGCTTCTAGCGTTTTGCGATTATTAAGCTGCTCACTATTTAAGGTGCTATTTTTCATCACTACTAACAAGCTCATATTGAGCAACCGTACACTCTTCACCGAATTGGTTTAACACCTTTACTCTAGTAGTCAGAATATTCATTCCTTTATTTCGAAGCTCATGCACCCTTGCCGCGAGTCGATAAATACCTAAATGTTTCCAACCTTCCATTGGGTTAACTGTGTTGTTTTCTTCTAAGTAATTAATTAAACGGTCAATTTTGTTTGGTGTTGCAGGAACTAATTTGCTCATTTTAATTCTCCAGTATTCTCGGCAAGCCTCGAAAGTTTAATGATAAAGGTTTTTGTTTGCTTGTTTTTAAAAAAATATAAATATTTAAGATGATTTTCCCCTTTAACTACAAAATCCAGTTAATTTAAGAATAGAGGGCTAATGCGACTCTACGGTTATAATATACTTCGTATCGGATATCCAACCTATCCACAATCTAAAACCGATTAAATTGTAGGGCTATGTCTGGAGGGTCAACCACGCTCTGACGTTTAATTTAGGATTCCGTCAGCCTCTAGCCCGAAGTACATTTGAATCATAAAATAAATTACAAAACTTTTATAATAACCTTTTCGAATAAGCAGGACGGTTTTTATAACTTTTTGGAATAAGCAAATAAGTTTACAAAAAGGTTTACTTTGGTCGAAAGATTAACGATAATGGTTACTCATTCAAAGGGAATATAAATATGCAAAATAAAAAAATCAATGTGTCGGATTCTGAACGCGGCAAGCAAGATTGCATTAAGGGAAGCAAGGTTTCTCATAATGAATCACTGGCTTATCACATTGGATATGGTGAGCAATACGAAGCAGAGCAAAACGCTACTGCAAAATCTGAACTACAATTAAGGGGTTTAAAATGAGCTTTTCTAAAGAAGTATGGGACGCATTATCAGAAATTAGCGTCAAAGATCACACTGAAAAAAAAGGGCAGTTGTCTTATCTGTCTTGGGCTTGGGCTTATGGAATAATGATGAAAAATTATCCTGAGTTGGATTATCATTTTGACGAACATAAATGCATAACCACTGGGACGGTGGAGGTTACTTGCATTGTTAATCTTTACAAGGGCGAGGAAACGATGGTTCGACATATGTGGTTGCCGGTCATGGATTACAAAAATAAGGCTATCCCAAATCCTGATAAGTTCGCAATTAATACGGCTAAAATGAGATGTCTAACTAAATGTTTTAGCCTTTTTGGATTAGGCCATTATATTTATGCAGGGGAAGACTTGCCCGAATCTGGCGGTACTGTTCCAGAACCTACAGTTATCAATGGCTTGCAATTAACTGCCCTTGAAGAATTAATGGTTATTACTACAACGGACGAGGCGCGGTTCTTGGCTCACTTCCAGATACATAAACTGCACTACATGCCCTCTTCTAGTTTTGACGTTGCTCAAGCTATGTTGAATAAGAAACTTGAGCTAATCTCAACTAAGCTGTCAGACGATCAGCTTGCAGAAGTCGGCAAAGAGATCGCAGGAAAATGAGTGGCGGTGACCCGAAATACTCACCCAAAGGCGGCAAAATGTTCCATGAAGACGGATACCAGTTGCCCGACGATGAACCTCTAATGGTTTTTAGAGGCAAAGACGTTGGAAGTTTAATGGCAATATACGAATACATTTGTATGCTTGAAGACCAACCAATGAACAGAACTATTCTTAGCCACCTAGAAAGTAGTTTGGAACGGCTCAGTGCTTTTTATCATTATCAAATAAACAACCCTCAATTACAGTCAGTTGGTTGTTCAATGAAGGCACATGATCGCTACAAAATGTTTTTAAATTTTGCAGAAGAGAAACTAAGTTTCCATGATATGCCTATACACAAACGAAACGATGCAGACGTTAAAATTTTGACAGGAGTTGCGATATGAACACTGAGCAAATAGTACAGGGTACGCCTGAATGGTTTGAAGCTCGTAGAGGAAAGCCCTCTGCGAGTAGGTTCGGGGATTTAATTACCTACACCGGTAAACCTTCTAGTTCAGCGGCTAAGTATATACAGAAGCTTACCTCTGAGATTATCACTGGCGAAATAGAACCCTCATTCCAAAACGAACACATGCGAAGGGGGATAGAGTTAGAGCCAGTTGCAAGGGAAGCATATTCTATAATTACAGATCAGGTGGTTGGCGAGTTTGGCTTTATGCAGGACGATGAAGAGAATTATGGCTGCTCTCCTGATGGAATCATCTTTGGGGACGTTGAGTTTGAGGGCGAGGAAATGTTGATTGATTTTTCTGGCCTTGAGATAAAGTGTCCTGCGCTTACCACTATGACGGGATATTTACTTGACAACCATAGTTTAGTGAAAGCATATTATCAGCAGTTGCAAGGCTCATTACTTGTTACTGGCGCGAAGTGGTGGGACATATTTGCGTATCACCCTAAGACAGCCCCGGTATTAGTTCGCGTCTACCCTGATGAAGACTACATGCGGCTGATGGAATTTGAGATAGATAAAGCCGTAAACCAAATTAAATTAAATGTGGAGAAATTAGTATGAGCGTAAATGTATTAGTAGTTGCAGGAAACGTGGGAGCAGACATGGAGATTCGTGTCACTCCTGCCGGTAAATCAATCGGTAAATTTAACATTGCATCAACGTCAGGATGGGGAGATAACAAAAAAACCTCATGGATTACTTGTAAGATGTTTAATGATAGAGCCGAAAAATTAGCACCCTTTATCAAGAAGGGAGTGCTTTTAACTGTTACCGGGTCTATTGATGTTGAGGAATGGGAAAAGGAAGGTGTTAAATACAAACAAGTGTGTTGTATTGTAAACGATATCCAGTTACCTCGCAGTGAAGGGGCAAACTCACTAGCCGCACCCCAAGCCGCACCCCAAGCCGCACCTCAAGCCGCACCTCAAGCGTCAGACTTTGACGATAGCGACATACCGTTCTAATGGAAAATCATTACGGAGATTGCAGTATAAAGATGACTGAAAGGTCAGAATGGACATGCTACCTCTTCGGAGTCGATAAAGGCGTCAGGATGGTCTGGACACCCTTAAAAGGTTGTGAGCCAAATTGGTTTTGGAGAAAAATGCAATTCCTGATACTTGGGAATAAATGGGTAAAGGAGAAAAAATAATGGAACGTATACATGCAGGCGACTGCTTAAAAAAAGTGCAGTCAAGATTGGGAGTCAGTAGCGCAGATTTAGCCAGAGCTACAGGAACAACACGACAGCAAGTGTTACGGTGGAGGTTAAACAGTAATATGAAACTTCACACCATAGAACTAATCTGCAAAGCCCTAGATCTGCACATTTATGAATTTATTTATCCTGATTTATATGACTTGATTTCTGACCTTTCAGGAATTGATGCTTGAGATTAATAACTCCAGAGGGCAGGTTTCGGCAAATCTTCACCATCGTCAAGGTGAATAAACCGGGACCTGCCTTTTTGACTTACCCCGACTCTTCGTATCCCATGCTTTAAAGCCACCTCAAGTAGTTTTAAAGCCCTTTCGCCCGAACATAACACATCTACTGCCTTTCCTTGTGGGTGCGCTCCTGTGCTTGTTTTGCTTGCTTCTTCGGGATGATTAGAGCAACGATAAGCAGATGTTAACGGAAAAGGAAAATCGCACTCTATTCTGATCTTTCTAAGCAGCTTAAGAAAATCCGCATTAAACTCATTTTTTTGACAACCGCATTTACACGTAAGCTCTTTCGGTCGAAAATAAACTACTGGCTTTTTAGCTTCTATTTTTTTAGCAGTCGACTTTGCCATTATTTTTCTATTCCTTTTGTTCGTTCAAAAGACCGCAATCCTCCAAGACCTAAAAGACCCATTAAGACAGGCATCATAACAGACATATCTGCTTGCGGCATTGTTGCACCAAATCCAACGGCAATCGGGGAGATCAGGAAGTTAACAGCCATGCCTATAACACATACCCAAGCCGTAGCCGGTCTCCAAGAACTTTGAAACCAATTACCTTTTGCCTCTGCAGTGTTAAGTTTTATTTGTTCTATCGCTAATTCTTGAGCGTGATTTTCTGACATTGTTGCAATCTCAAAAGCCAGTTTTTGCTTCGTATCAGCGTCAGGAATCCACCGAGTAAGTAATTCCGCTACAGGTTTTACAAGTTCAATCAAGATATTGCTCCTGCGCCTAGCCTATCTATTAAGAATAGGCCAATGATAAGAGGGTAGACGCCCCACAACATTAGAGACATATGTCTTGTGGCTATTGTAGTCTCATTGAGCCGCCTATCGATGCTAAAGAATTTAGAGTCTATTGATTCCATACGGACAGCGCATTCTCGTTCGTGCGCTTCTAGTTTGAGTAGTGCTTCCTTTACAGTAGCCATGTCAGTCCACGAGTTCAACGTCGGATTCTTCTAAACTTTTTGCTAGCAGATTCATAAACGCTTCACGACCGACATTTAACTGGTCTAAATTAAACTGCATTGACTGAATTTTCCGGTCTAGGTCGGCAACGTGATTAACTAACGCTTGTGTCTCTGCTGTTAAATCTTCAAAAGTATAATCTACATCGTTTATCGTAATGGGGGTTGTTTTTTTCTTGCCCATTTTTGTGCCTTTAAAGTTAGTTAGTTAATTTAGTTAAATATTCTACAGATAAAACTTAAGATTGTAAAATTCTATGGCCCGAAGAAGTTAATCGCGTAGTTCATTACAGTCGTTCCGGTCACATTATTATCTACTAATGATCTATAATAAATGGTTATAAACCCTGAGTTGAACGATTCAGTGTTCGCGCTTACAGTTTTAGACAGGCTGATAGATTTATTGTTAATGCTGTAGCTATTAGAGCCTCCATTGACCGTGACAGACCCTATGTTTTGTGTGACAACATAATAAATTTCGGTATTGTACCGTTGCCCAACTCCAAACCCAATGTCCCAATCTACACCCAACTCCCAATATAATTGACCTGTTAATTGATTGGCGTTAGTGTCTCTAAAAGTAGCCTTGTTAGGTGGCAAAGTAGACACGTAGAAAGTAGTCGCGCATCCGTAATAATCGGAAAAGTCTATTGCTCCAGATGTAGGGATTGACGAATTTGCTGAAATGTTAGGAACGTAAGAACCCCCTTTATACAGGCTTCCCATATCACTTACGCGCGTGTAATTCCAGAAACTTTGAGACTGACCCATAAACAAATCAAGCATATTATCCATGCTAATTGTGCCTGATGAAATCCCAAGGTTAATTTGAGTTCCAGTAGCCGGGTTGTTTGGTGTTGACAGCGTAGCGGCATCAGACGTATTGCCGACTGATAATGTAATTGTCTTTGATTGGGAATATCCGCTAGGGGCTGTCGCTCTAGTTAAAACAATATCGTTGTTAGTTATCGTTTTAGACGAGCCAAAGGTTCTTTCTGCGGAAGTACCTGACTGCAGGGCGACCTGACCGTTTGAAACGCTTGCCGTAACTGCAACGTCGATTCCTGTGATTGTAACAGCATCAAAATACGTCTGCTCAGAAGGGTTTGCAATACGGTTAACACCAAGACTAAATGCGTTAGGTGTATTGTCAGCGCCAGTAACCGCTAAAAATATTGTGCCGTTAGAAGAACCTGATTCTGCACAAGTAATATTAACATTAGCTAAAGTAGGACTAGATTTAATTACTCTAGTACCGGTTGCACCTTCCGCAAGGACTAAATTTGAGGCAGACGTAAACTGATTAGTGCTAAAGCCGGAAACGGTTATATTGCCGCCTCCGCTTAAAAAAGCATTATGGACAATACTTAGAGTATCCCCTGCTTCAATATTTATACGGCTACCAGAAGTACCCCCCCCAACTACTAGGACAGCGTTAGATTCTTGGTAAACCGTAACATTAATTGTTGCCATTTTACTTCCAGATTGCCGCGCAAATATCTTGAACTATTTGAACTAGTCCAGTGACGTCAGTTGGGCTTCCTTGACCGTCATACCTACTCAGGTGCAAAACATGATTAGAAACTGCAGGAAGTTCAGCGTCTTCTGTATCGTCAAAAGTAATCTCCATAACGACCATGATAGTTGGGTTTCCTTCGTTTGTTGCAGGGTCAGCCGATGGTGTCATCGTCGGGTATGTTTCTGCTCGTTGCAATACTTGTGTTTTTGTAATCGCCATTCTATTTCTCCAGCAATTGTTTAACTAATAATTTAAGTTCATCTATTTCTTTTTGCTGCTCTTTTGCTAACTCTATAAGATAGCCTGTAATGTTTCCGTAAGCTACAGATTTATATTTTTCTCCATCGTGTACTAGTTCAGGTGCAACCTTTTCCAACTCTTGAGCAATAACGCCAGAACCATCTTCACCATCTTTAATAAATGACACACCACGCATTAATAATACTTTCTTGCCGTCTAGCGTTTTTACGTTTGCTTTTAGGCGTTCATCAGAGAATGCCGTTACGTTACCACTAGATGTAATAGCGCCGCTAGAAATAGTGCCAATGTTGGATAGATTGCCTGACGAGCTTATTAACAAAGTTCCTGCACCAGTGCCGCTAGAAGGTTTAATATATAGCCCTTCTTTAAACATTAGCTTCCCATCAGCTAAGACGGTATGCGTTGCCTCAGTTGTTGACAGCACGAAAGAACTGCCAGAACCATAAGATTGACCATCACTATGAAAAAACGTAATACGCCCTTTTTGTGCGCGACTTCCCTGATCACTAAATTCTATGTCTGCTCCTGCACCATTGTTTGCGGTGTAAATCTTTAAAGCGTCAGCATCAGCGGTTGCAGTAATAACTCCACTAGAGATAGTGCCTACGTTGGCTATGTTTCTACTAGCGTCAATTATTGTAGTGCCGCCAACCATATAGGAAGCTCCACGAACTGCGCCACTACTAGTTATAGCCCCACTAGTAATAGTTCCATAAAACTGTGCATTTGCACCACTAAAACCAACCGCCTCGACAGAAGAGGAAGTTCCAAGAACAAGTGTGTTATTAACTCCCCAAATATCTGGCGTTGTTGTTCCTGAACCACTGCGAGTAAATTCTGCTCCATAGAAACTATTGCCCGAACTACTAGACTGTACAAATCTACTGGCTGTGACTACCCTACTAGCATCTATAACTGTAGTGCCGCCAACTTTTAGAACTCCAGTAACATCAATGAAGGGCGTTCCCCTTCCATCCATAACGACAACTGAAGTGCCGCTTGAATTTCTTACATTTAGGACACCGCCTGATGATGTAGGACTTATAGAAATATTAGCCGTTGAGCCGTTCTTAACTGTAATTGCGCCACTAGAGATTGTAGCGATGTTTGTCAGGTTACGGTTGTTGTCCAACAATGTTGTGCCGTTATACTGAAGCGAGCTAGTGTAATTTATTATGGGTGCGGTTACTGTTCCTGATGATGTAATAGCCCCACTAGAGATAGTGCCAACTCCAGTTAAATTATTGGCTTTCAGATCGAGTTGCGTGGGCTGAAAGTCGTATTCTAAAACACCCCCAAGCGCGACTCCAATCATGTTCGCACCAGAATCATAAAGCCCAGAGTCGGGGTCTCCAACCTTAACGGCAGGGCTGTCTACAGAGCCAAGTCCTGTTTGTATACGATCAAATAAAGATGTTCCAGTTGAAGTAATGACGCCTGATGAGATAGTGCCAACTCCAATCAGGTTGTTAGCTTTCAGATCGAGTTGCGTGGGCTGAAAGTCGTATTCTAAAACACCCCCAAGCGCGACTCCAATCATGTTCGCACCAGAATCATAAAGCCCAGAATCATTATCTCCAACTTGAAGTGCAGGACTTGCGACAGTTCCAAGCCCTGTTAAAATGCGGCCAAAGGTGGATGTACCAGTTGAGGTAATAGCCCCACTAGAGATAGTGCCTGAACTAGAAATCGCATTAGAACCCATTGTTAGGGTTCCTGATATGGTTGTGTCGTACCCTAACGAAATTGCAGACACAGCATTGTTAGTGGAGTTTGTCGTAATAGATAAGGGGTAAGCCCCAGTATTATTGAGTCGTATACTGAAGTTACCACTATCACCACCAACCCACCACGTTGGGGTGTTAGTGACATTAGTTTCAGTCATTCTAATAAATGGGGTACTGTTGGTTAGATCAAGATACCCTGTGACTACGCCACCCGATTTAGGCAGTGCGGCATTAGCTGTCGTATTAGCTGAGTTAGCTGTGTTGGTAGTCGTAGTTAATACGCCATTCCTTGCTCCTATGTCTACTCCGTCTACGGTTCCAGTTACGGCAATGTTTCCACCTACATCAAGGCTAGGTGCAGTTAATTTATGGCTAAAATCAAACTTATCGCCAGAAGTGTTCCATAAAATAGTAGCGTTATTTGAAGCATCAACCGCATCTTGAATGGTTATTCCTGCACCGTTAGCACTAGATGATGAATTACCAGTAGAATAATTTAATGTAATATTCTTATCTTTGACGTTTAGATTATCAGTATCAACGGTTGTGGTTGTGCCTTGGACAGTAAGGTTGCCGCCAATAACTAAATTATTGCTGAACGTATGGTTGCCAGAAATCGTGCTATCTAGGTTTAGAGTTACTGCTCCGCTAGTGCCACCACCGTTTAAATTAGTCCCTGCTATTACATTAGATATGCTTCCCGAGCCTGTTCCTACGGCTACGCCATTCAGATACAGCGTGCCTTTAATATCGGTTCTACCACTAGATATTCTTAACTCTGAAAGACTTGGATTTAACCCTCTTGAGTATCCACCCCCACTAGGTGCTGTGCCTAAAGATAAATGAGTTCCACTCTTGTCTATGCCTATTTGGAATTGACCAATATCACCGTTAGTATAGGTATCAAGATCATCGTCAAACTGTATCCTTGCGCCCCACGTTGTTGTTGATGAACCGCCTCCACCAACAAACGATTGGACAGGAACGCCACTGCTGTTAATTGCCGAAAGCTCAAGAGTGTCTGCGCCCTCACTCAGCCTAACTATTTCGTTGCTTCCTGCTTCTTTAAAAATAGTTATTGGCTGATACAACGGTTTTAAGGCAAACGTAAACCCGGTTTTTGTAAATTGCTCATAACCAACCGCATCAACCGACCTTTTTAAAGTAGCGGATGGACTACCGGTTGATGGGTAGCTTGATGCCGAACCATTAGTGACTGTAACAACAACCTTAAAAACGTATTCACCGGCCGGGAAATCATAAGCAACTAGGGTTTCTCTTAGGTTATAGTTATCATCAATAATGCCTAAACTAGAACCATCTAAGCTGTTAAACAAGCCTTGCACTTGAGATTGAGTCTGTAAATCAGCCCTAAAGTTTCCACTGCCTAAATCAGTTGTTTTAACAAAGTAATTGCTAATTAATTGGCCTGTCGTTG